GTTTTGGGATAGAGCATGCCCGGATCTTTGGCATACTTCAGAACAAGGTCTACACCTTCATCCGCATCAGTAATATCGCCAAAGTCTGGGTTGAGCACAAGGCTCAGGAGTTCTTGGTATACAGTTTTGCTGTAGCCCCATACTCGTACCCCTTCTTTCTCTTCTCCACGGACAATCACCGGAGAGAAGAATCGTTGGCGAGCGAACAACTTCTTTGCCATGTTGATGCTTTCTGTATCTCCCTGATTGAAGAGTTTGGTTGCAAACTCGCACACAGGGCAGTCATCACCGAAGTTGCGCTTCGGGCAAAGGAAGCCATTTTGCTTTCCAACATTATAGTGGAAGTGAAACTCCTTAAAGGGGTCTCCATCTTCCGATGGCAGAATGCGAACTGTGTGCTCACCTTCTGTCAATTTCCAAAAATCAGACTTGCCACCCTTTCCATTGTTTTGAGCAGCAGCCAACTTTGCTTTCATTTTCTTAAGATCAATTCCCATTAGTTCTCCTTTATCAAAGTTATGTGTGTATTCTATAGCACTGTTTTTAGTTTGTCAACATTTTTTTTATTATTGTATCTGATTACTTCTTGCGACGAAATAAGCGTATTTCTGCTCATAATTGGTGGGGAAGACACCATAAGTTATCTTTACATCTTCCATTTGTGGTTTTTCTAAGATTTGCTCTTTTATATTATTCAAAAGTTTCTTGTCAGTTTTTAACTCTCCTTCAGGGATTGCATAGTAATATGACTTTTCTTTCAGGTTATCTAAGTCAAAAAACGGGTTTTCGTCTCCTGTATCAGGATTTAGGATGCCAAAGGTTGCAATTCTGGAGGTTTCGTTTGGTTTAGAGAAAGTTCCGATGATTTTCTTTTGATTGCTAAAAACATTAATCATGTGAATTGTAGAAACCAAAACTTCATTTAAAAAATCATAGTAGCCAATGATTGGTGCTCCGTCAATGATTTTATCTAACAAAGCATTGTCAGCAACATACATATTCTGGAATACGCCTGAGCGAGTGTATTCTTGCAGAACTTTAAAGCAAGTTCGCTCTTGTAAAGTCCTCAACTCGGACAAAGAATCCATATCTGGTCTGATGTACAAGATGTTAACTTTTGTCTTCTTGTGAAGGTATTCTAAAATTCTAAGTGCGGCTCCAGAAATAATTGATGCGCCCGACAACACAAACAAAGCTTCGCCTTCAATATTGTTAAATCTCCTAGACAAATCCGGTACAGCCTCTTCATACTTTTCCGGGTGGTCACACTCGTCCAGTTCAATAAACCTAGAGTTGCCAATATCCTCTGGTAGTTCCCAGTCAATGGTATACCCATTGTACTGTGGGTACTGCAAAAACTTATTTACAATGTTGTGCCCTACCGACCCTAGTCCTACTATTGTATACATAATTCTTTCATCTCTCCGAAGTTCTTTCCTGCCGACACATTTACTTTAAATGTGCCAAAGGGTGTATTTGAGAACTCTTTGACCAACATGTTTACCACACTTAGGTCTTGTTTGTCAAGGTCTAAAACGATACTGTCATGAATAATAAATGCGATGTTTGATTTTAAATCTTGCAAAGCCTCCTTTATCAAGTAAGCCCTGTCCATAATGAGATCACTACATGTGCTTTGGATGATATAGTTTAGCGAGTGATACTCATCACTTTCTATTTCTCTTTTGTAATAGTTTTTTACAAACTTACCATCCCAATATTCATTCATTACCTTCTTTCTGTCATAGTGCTTGTCTAAGGCTTTGTCTTTGGAATTAGGATTATAAAGCCACGAAAAGATATTCTTCTTTGCTTGCTCTCTAACAATGCTACCCTCGTACAAATTTCTGATGTTCCAGTCGTGGATATCTTCATCTGGCTGTGGCATGCCAAGCAAGCCTATCAACACCCTTAGTTCGGCCGCATTATAATCTAGTTCAACAAACATGTCGTTGTTTGGCTGGAGTACATTGCGAAACCTTTTGTCCATGGTAAGTATAGGGAATGAATTTCTTTTTGTGGTTAATCTTCCAGTCTTAGTGCCAAAGGGATTGTAGTTAATATAGGGCGATGCTGCCTTGAACCTTTTAAAGAATTCTCTTGTTCTTGGATTCTCGTAAGATTCTTTTAGGGGCTCTAGGTTTACATTCAATCTTTGGTTAGATATTTCTGTGGTGATAGATACGATTTTCTGCTGTAGTTCGTAGTTGTCTGGTCTTTGGTATGTGTCAAAGACATGCTGTGTGATTTTGTTCTTTACCTCGCAGAAATCCTTTACAAATTGTTCTGGTAAGAGGTCAAAGAAGCAGTTCTGGTTTAGATCAATCTTAGCAATCGTAAAAGACTTGTAGAATGCCTGCATCTTTTTCCAAGCCAAGTCAAATTCTTCTTGGTGTTGGGGTGGGCAAATTTCTTTTAGGGTCTTGCCTTTGGTATAGATCTGAGCAAACTCTATGCCTTTGCCTTGTAAAAATGACGAATATGACCAAGTTTTGGTCAAATTAGGTGGAATACGGTCATATATCATTTTACCATCTAGGTAAATGCCGACGCAGTATTCTTTATCATCTAATGCTTGAAATAACAAATTACACCCAAGGAATCTGTGATTTAACCTTGCTGTTAATATACTCTAAGCTTTGCTCATAGTCAAGAGAATTATACAATTGTTCTAGACTTGCAAGTTCCCTTGTCAAAAGAGCATCCGATGGCGTAACTCCGACCTCGTTTAGTCTGATTCTATAGTACAATTTAAGCCAAAATAGCTCATCATGTTTTGCCATGAAGTTTTCAAACAATATTTTCTGCCTTCGTTTTGCTTCATATGCAGGTTGCTCGTATATAGGGCAAGGCTGACCTTCATATGTTTCTTTTTCAATTACAACAATTGGGTAAGCGGAAGTATAGCCAGTATACATTTGATGCATATACACTTGCAGATTTTGTATATCATACAAGTGAGTCTTGACATAGCATGTATCAAAAACATTTGATGGACTTATTCCATATCTATTCATGTATTTTTGCATGTTTGGCGAATTAATATTTGCAACTAAGCGCCATGGAGCATCTTTGTCAACTAAAAATCCATATTTTGCAGCAGCTAAAACGTAAAATTTAAAATTAGGACTTTTTATAAACTTTAAAATCTTAACTCTATCTTCGCTGAAATCATCTAAACTAGTCTCTATACATAACCCAGTTGCAGTTGGCGTGAAAACTTTATGAGTTATAAAGCCGCTTTTAGTTAATGGCATTATTGCTTGGTTATAATAATAAAATTCATTTAAAAAAACTTGAAGAAAGTCTTCTATGTCAACTATTTTCGTTTGCTTATTGTCTGCAATCAAAGTTTTTGTAATAAATAATTCATATATATCTTTTATTTTTTTGTCGTAAAAAACATGTGGGCTTTCCCATCCACGGCGAGCGTCCCAGCCAGTGGAAACAAAGTCGTCAGGAAGTATTTTTCTTGTAGCTTGCAAACTTATATATCTTCTCATTTCCTTGAAAGCATCTGCAACAAAATGCAAGCATTGTATTTCCTGATTTTGGTCGTTCTTTATGCCTGCTAAATGCGCTTCATTTATAATGACGGCATTATTTTGGCTATCTATCTTACCATATAAGGAACTCTTTCCTTCTCTAAAAGAAAAATATTTTAAATTTTTTGGATATAATCTTGCATATGCCTTAGCAAATCTGAAAGATTTCTTAGCGGTAGTGGCATTTTTGTTTGTTGTCCTAACATTTTTATACTTTTCATACGACATTTTTGTTTTTCCTAAACAACTTTAAATCCAGCATCAGTTGAATATGTTTGCAAATTAGATGGGACAATTGACACCGCTGAAATTTCAGTTGTCCATGTTGGATAATATGTATGCATGACCTTAGTTACCAGATAATAACCTCCTAAGCCCATCAAGTTTGACACAGTTCCCGTCTTATACGGACTACCAAGACCCGTTATGGTTGGATCTAAATAAATTGTTTTGCCCACCGTCATTAAATTGTTGCCTGAAAATTTCATGTTGACATCAAAAATTGCCCACAATTCCGCAAAAGGATTGCTTTCGGTTTGATTTCTAACTACAGCGAGTTGCTCGCCTCCAACTGCCTTTTCAAACTTAAAACTTTTCAACAAACCTTTATCTGCTCCAATAAAAAAGTGTGCGATACCATTTTCAACATTTCTATCATAAAGACTAGCTTGATCGTCAGAATTAGATGCAAAGTCAGAAACTTTATCTTTATAATATTGTTCGTCATACATAACGTAATATTCCCAATAATTTCCCCCAGTGCTGCCATAAAATGAATTATCGGCTTGGGAGGTCATCTCCGTTATACCACCTATTGACGCAGGTTGGGCATCTGGTAGACCTCCGGGGCATTGTACCAATTCTCTCGTCATTGTTGCGTAGTAGTCTTTTCCAACTTGCTCATCATAAGATGTATTTAATACGGCCTGAGCAAAGTCTTGAACTAAAGATTTAACATAACTCATTAAAGAAAAAGTTTTCAAATCCTTTGATGAAATTATTTTTTTATGCCACTCAGTATAACTTTGCACTGAGCATGGCAGCTTTGCTAAATTAAAAGCTGTTATTGGCTTACCTTTTTCTGTCTGAAAAGCTACCATGTCTGTTATATAGCCAAATTTTCTAGCTATCATCTTGTTTCTCAGTTGAGGATTAATTTGAATGATTGATTCTAGCAAGTCTCCAAAATGAAAATAGCTCACTTCTCTGATTGATGAATTTAAAATATCATTCACTGTCCCTACAAATTTGTCAAACAGACTTTGGTCTTCAGCGGGTACACCATCTACAACTAAAGCGTTTATTGTGAAAATCATTTCGTTCTCAAACATGTAGTCAATAGCCTGTTTATATAGCTTTGTCTTATCTATATTGCTAACTATTTCACTGGCTGGCTGTTCTGCAATTGGATCCTCTGTTTCGGCTTGTGCTAAAACATTTTTTAAACCAAGGGCATCATTTTCTTTTTTGGAAAAAAAGTCAACATTAGAACTAGCATAATTAATATAAACATCCAACATTCCATTAGGCTCAAAGTCTATTTCATAATCAATCATATTAAGCCTAAACATTCTTTCTTGCTTTTTTAGAGCCTTTCTCAAACTTGGCTTAATTAAAATGTTTTTTTCATCATCTAGTTCGTAGCCTACTTTTAGAAATATTTCGTACTTTCCATTATCAACAATTTCATTTGATTTACTTTTAGAAAAAGAAAACAAGTCAACATATCGGAAGCCTTCCCGGTCTAAAACTAGGGTTTCAGCATTTTGAAATCTCAAAGATAGGCTGCAACCAATCACTCTTTCTGCACCTTCGGGGTTTTGATTGTCATAAACAAACGAAACGTTTCTTATTCCCACATCGTCGCCTCTTTGCTGCTTGTTTGAAAAAACATCTTTTATAAAATTTGTTGAGTCTGTTGTATAAGGTATATAAATTGTATTGATAATGTTGCCTAAGTCGTCTGTATATACTTTATAAAGTTGTATTTTCGGAATTATCGCTGCTAACTGAGTGTTCGTGATTTCAAGCATTTCTTTTAAAGAATCAGGGCTTTCTTTCTTGAGAGAATGAGACGGCGGGAAAGTTCTATCTTCATTAATATTCCTAATATAATTTAAAGCACCTGCGAAATATCTTTCACTAAAATACTCATTCGCCCCCAAGATCAAAGATTCTATTTTTTTCATTAAGATTTGTTGATCACTATATTTGCTTGAAAATATATCAACAAACTCTGATGGTGTTTGTGGCGGCTCAGGCTCTGGCTCTAGTACCACTTCTGGTTCCGGGCTAGTAACTTCTGGTTCCGGGCTAGTGGCTAGTTCTGGGTCAGGCTGCAAATCCTCCTCTGGTGCAGGTGTCATGCCAGGGCCATCAGGTATTGGCTCGTCCCCAAAGAATGTCTCTGATTGTTGTGTTTTTAACTCTTCAATCGTTCTTTCAAACTCTTGTTGCAATAGTTTTACATCTGCTTCAGGTGGTTTTTCTACTCCGGGGTTTGGAGATGGGACTGACATAGCAAATGGCAACGATATATATCTACCAGTGCTGTCATATTTTACAATCGCTAAACCATAGTCGCTGCCATTTAGCAAGACATCTGACAAGTAATGGTAGTCATAGGTTTCTCCATCGGCCTCAATGACTTGAAAGTTTCCAAAAGATGCAAGTTGATCTGAGGTTTCTCCCCAGTTGTTTTTAAGATCTTCTTCAAAGTCTAGTTGAGATAAATCAATTAAAGTCATTTCATACTCCGTAATAATCTAACACTTTCTCAATCGGGTGTGGTATGTATACAATAGAGCCAAACCTAAAACTAGTTTCTGTTGGCTTTTGATTGAAAAAAGCTATGACCCACCACAAAGTAGAATCACCGTAATTTTCAAAAGCTAACTTGTAATAATGATCACCGTATGACCATTGGTGAGCAATAATGTCAAGTTGAGAGATTTGAGATGTAGATGGGTATCTTAAAGATCTTGTGCCAAATTGCTGTATTTGAGAAACTCCACGATTTTTAAATATATTCTTATAGATTTTGTCTTTATTAACAAATTTTTGTACTCTATCGTATCTAGAAGGCATGTGGTCTATCTCCTTTATGCTTTAGGTGGCAAAGTAATTATAACTTCTCCACGAGGGGTCTCTGGACCGCCCGTATCCTGCTCTGGCAACTCAGTTTCTGGGAATCCAATGTCGTCGGAATCTTCTATAATCACTGGGACATCATTTGACTCGCCCTCTCCCGGTAATGCTCCGCCCTCCTCTTTGTCTGCGTCAGACTGGTTACCAAGATCATCTTCAGGTTCAGCGACGGGGGCTTCTGGTGAAGAGTCATTGTCCTTTGGAACTGGAGCAGGTGTTTCAGTTGGAGCTTCTTCATTCAATTCTGGATTATTTGAAACATTCCCCGGCACTGTTGGGTTGATTACCTCCGCTGTTCCTCCGTCCCATCCTAGATCATAATCATGCAATACATGAAAATTAAATGACAAGTTAATTAACTTAGGATATATACCGTTTCCGTCTTCATAAACACCAACAGAAAAGTCTGGCTGGTTAGATAGACCGTCTAGAGTTCCAATTAGATATCCCGAGAATCTTTCACTTAGGGCATTTCCGATACTAGAAATTAATTGAACATGCTTTATGGCAATTAAAGGAGGAGATCCGATCACTCTATAGCTTCCTAATTTTTTATATGTAGGATACAGCATCTGTATCAATCTTTTAACTTTATTGTAATTTACTCTAGCTTCTCTTAGATCTGCTGATACTAGCTGCCAACCAAGCGTAATTACTCTTTGGGTATTCTGATATCCACACAGCGGATCCATCCTACCATATACAGCCTCCCTCGTCCAGTTAGACTGGTAACTGTCTTGAAAGTTTGTTATGTATGCATACATGCCCACTGTCTTTGATGTAGGTATATGCACAATATGTAATAATTGATCTTTTTTTGCTGCAATCTGCGAAGGATCAATATAACTACGAGACTCTGGTATTGGTACTGGATTGCCAACCAATTGTGATTGACTTGTTGTTTTTCTGCTTACTGCCATTGTATAGTATTCCTAAAAATGTTTATTGCTTACTCTAAAGCATTGGTCCAAGTCTATGACCAGTTTTTCTTAAATCAAACTTATTGTTTATGCCATTAATTGACTCTTGTTGGATGTGGGCGTTAAAACTCTTTCCATCATCTAATACTAATTTTAGCTCTGCGCCATCTAAAGAAACAGTAACGTCTTGTGAAGATGGTTGAGCGGCCCCTTGTGCCTGTGCCACTGTTGAGGCAAAGCTTGCGTTTGCTGCTTCGTTTATTTCACTAGTCTCTTTGCCACTGTCTAGATAAAGCTGGGCGCCCAGAGTTGCTGTATCTATAGCCACTCCTCCCGCAGTACCTAATCCGGGCAGGATTGTTTTTGCAAGTCCACTAACAATGTTGGCTTTTGCTAAACCTGCATATGAAATTGCTCGTCCGATGTTGCCAGACATCATCTCGTCAAACGCATCCATGTAGTTTCCAGCAGCGCTACCAAAAGAAAGACCAGTGCCTATTAATGGTGCGGCTTTGGCAAATTGCTTTGTGCCCATAACTGCGCCGGTTTTCATGGTTGCTTTAAATCCAATTTCTGCTGCCTTTGCCTTAACTCCAGTAGATGAAGTTGCAATTCCTCCAAGCTTTATCGCTGTATCAGCTAATTTTCCGGAATCACTCGCCAATTTAAGACCAGACAATGCTACTCTCTCTGTTTGTAATCTTGCAGCATCTCCTGTTTCCATCCCCATTAAATCACCGGCTGCTGTCAGCCCTGCTCCGAGCATGCCTCCTCCAGCCATGCCAGCAACCACTGGGGCTGCGACAGATTTCACCGTATCTTTAATGCCTGCTGCTGTTTTTATTGTTTGATTTAGTTCGCCTACAGAGGTGTTTAAACCACCCATAGAGGTTGAAAGTTCTGACGCTGGACCGCCCATGGCGTCTCTCAACTGGCGGATCAGCTCATCACCACCCCTAGACAATGCCCCCAAAGGTCCATCCGTTCCGCCAAACATTCCGTCTAGTGTTTGTAATGCCGCTGTTTCTACTAAGTTTCTAACCTGTTCCTCTATTGGTATTGCTCTTCCAGCCATTTCATCAAAACGACCAGCAGCCACTTCAGATGGTTGTAAGCCTATAATACTTCTTTCTGCATCTGTTAGTTGAACAGAGCCGCCCATCATTCCCTCAAACATCCTTACTGCATCTTGAGGGTTGCCAGCTAACTGGCTTAACAACCTTATTTTTGCTGCTCTTTCTCCACCTTCTCCTAAAGTTGCCCCAGATCTCTGTAAGGCTCTAGATATTTCTTCAACAACTGCATCGGGACCGCCTTGATAGAAAGTTCTTACCAGTGCTTGCGGATCTTGTATAACAGGCATACCAAATGTTGCATTAATTAATTGTGCTGCTTTGGCAGCATCACTATAACCTGCAAAGTTTTCTGCGAACTGAGTGATCACTCCTGCTTCAACTCCAGCTTTTTGAGCCATCAAACTAACTCTTGCAATATTGGCAGTTGCATGTGTGCCAAACATTGCCATCGTAGGTATTAAAGACAAGAAATCTTTTTGTAGCTGGGATGGGAAAACTCCGAGTTCTTGCAACCTGACAGACAGACTCTTAAATGCCATTTCAATATTATCTATCTCTCTTATTCTACCCTCTCTAAATAATGAATCTAATATGACAGAAGTTCCTTGAACAGATCCGCCTAGAAGCTCAGTTTGTGCTCCAAGGGCAGCAATTCTTGACTGAACATTGCTTGCTACTAACCCGAAACCCTTAAATGAATCTGCCGCCGTCCTTGTCGCAGTGCTAAGGGTAGAGAATGATATACCCGTAGCTCTGTTTGCCTCTATCAAATTGTTTGCAAGCTTGTTCGCTTCTTCAATATTTCTTGATACACCTATTAGTTGACGTGATACTCTGTCTAGATTAAATGCTACTTCTGCTAATGTCGCTACAACATTAATTAAAATGTTTGAAAAGCTAAGTATTCCTCCCAGACCTCCTTTAAGTGCAGACAAGAAACCCTTGACTCCGCCGCCAGCTTTTGAGGCGTTTTTAAGAAGACCTTTCATCCCCCTAGTTAGTTGCGATATGGCTCCGTTAGATCTATTAGATATGCCAATAAAACCTAGCAAAGCTCCAGTAACTCCTTCAATGCCTGCTGCCAGTTCTTGTTGGGCTTTTATATTTTCTGCAACGGATTCAGAATTTCTATCTAGTGATCTTATCTTTTTTTCTAAATTCTTAACATATGAGGCTGTAGATTCATCGTCCACTTTCTTTAACTCTTTTAATAAATCTATTTCTTTTTGATAAACCTCTCTGTTAATGGCATCTCTCCGCTGCTGGACTTCTAGGGCGTTTATTCTTTTTTCTAATAGTATGTCCCGCTGGTCGCTTTCAATTTGTAGATAGTCAATAGCTTTAATAGATATATCTATTTCGTTTTCTAAGGCGGTTATAACTTGTTCAAGGTTTTGCTTTTTTTTGCCTAATATATCATTACGCCTTTGTTCTAGCGTAAGACTTTTATTAACAGTATCAGTATAGCTTTTTAGCACCTTGTCTAAATTAGCTATAGCCTCTGCTTCGGCTTTTAATTGCTCTGGTGTTTTATTTTCAGCCATTCGTCAATTATCCTATGGGCCACTTAATTCCTGTTTCTCTTTCAAATGCAGCGATTGATCTTTCAAGTTCATGCCTGCTTCTCATGGCTTTGGGGTTGTGCAGTCCGTGTTTTTCAAGTGAAGCTATGTATCTCTTTTCATTTCCAATAGCACGAGCAAAAGATCTAATCTGTGCCGTAGTGCCGGTGATCTTTACAGGAGAGTATCCTATGCCAAACATAGATCTCAAAATATACTCAATCTGGGAACCAAAAGTTCTTAAATAACTTTCACTTAGGTTGTCTGTTTTTGTAAAATCAATTACGATTTCTTGCAATTCTCCATCATTGTGGTCATTCATTTTATAACCCTCCGTTATAAATAGTGTTTAATAATAAAAAAATAGGATCAAGACATCAGTCTTTGATCCTTATTGATTACTTTTTAAAAGCTTTTTGCGCTGCTTTGTTTTTTTCATCAAAATGCTTGACCAATCTCTTGATAAACCATCTTCTAATTTTTATTGGCAAATTGTATGCCTCTAAAAACGACCAGTTACCATGCATCTTAAGAACAAACATTTCTTCATAAACGCCTTCTAGATATTCACTCGTTAGGCCAAAAAAAGTCAGTATTAATCTGCACCTCCAATTCCTGTTCAAATCCGCAATTAGCGCAGGAAAAAAGTTGCTTAACTGAAGAATTCGGCATAACCTTGTTATACACTGTCCTTAGTCTTCTAGATTCAATTGCTGGCATTGAGTCAACAAAATGGTTAATAAACGGTCGTTCTTCATTGTCATTAACAGAAACAATATATGCCTTCATCGTATCAGTAACGGTAGATTGTCCTAGATTATTTCTTTTCTTTGCCTTTGATGCGGAGGTAAGCCTCTTTTCATCATGACCCGTCAATGGCTTAACTTCTACGACAGCATCAATATTTTCAAGGGTTATCTTGAAAGTTCCTCTTTGTGTCTCGTGGACATTGTAGAGAGATTCATACTCGCTTATGTCAGGTGTTTCATAATCTAAGTCTGCTAAATCATACATGTGCTCACTAACTTCAGAGCATTGTGGACAAACAACTTTAGTTTCATAATCTGACCCGTAACCTGTTGCTCTAATTGCAATTAAAATTGCATTTTTATCTGTAAGCAACAGGTCGTCTGGTCTAACATTGTTTAACATGACGGACTCCATTAAACGATCCAGCACGATTCCTTTCTTAATCAAAGACGGACTGGCTAAGATGTCCTCTTCCTTAGCTGTCATGTATTTAATTTCAATTGTGCTACGACCGTAGAGTGGGTGTCCTTGCGGATAATACTTACCACCAGAAGGAAGTTCCACAAACTCTGTTGGAACAGAGAAAGACATTTTATTATCTGGCTGTGGTGTCTGGTTTGGAACTTCTGGTGTAGGGTATGGCGCAGTTGGTTGCGGCGGTTGTTCAGGTGTAGGCACCTGAAACCTGTTCTCATTATTTCTTTCAGTCATTTTTACCTCTTGGATATTTTATTGAGACAAAATAACTATACCATAAATTTAAAAATTGTAAACAATTTTATTATGGCCCAACAAGATCATCGCCAAATGGGGGAGCATCAATGTCTGTTCGGAAAGGCGCTCTTCCATTTAATGACTCAATGGTTGCCCAGTCATATCTAACTTCAATCTCCATGTTTACCATGTCGTCTGAAGCGTATTCAAACTCGCCCATTCCAACATTCTTCAAGAATGCATTTCTAAGAGTCCACTTTTCAACTTCTCCACCATAGCTATCATAAGCTGTAATGGTAACTGGGTTAAGGGACTCAATGGAAGATGGCTTGTTCAAAGCAGCATAGTTATAACCATCGCCACCAAATTGCTTATCAGGGAATTGATATCCAGAAGCATACAACATCTTCATTAAGATACCTGTTGCATCAGGATTGATTGGGTCAACAGTTGTAAATGAAACTGTTTGCCACTCTACTCTTCCCGGATAATAGAAAGTGTGATTATAGAAAGCGTGTGGTGTCTCAGTGATGTTAAAGCTTGGTCTAGATACTCTAGTAATTGTCCAGAGCGGTAGCCCTCCAACATCAAAAGTAAATCTATACTTTCTTTTTGGCTCACTCCTAGCATCAGACCAGAAGCTAGTAGATGATTGATAGTTATCTGAAAAAATTGGCATCTTTTTAATTCCCCTTATAAGGTTTAATTTATTTTTATACTATAAATAGTTACTTGCTTGTTTTTTTAGTCATCAAAACTAGCGCCAGTGTTTGTGATATTGAAGTCAATTGCAATGTATTCAATTGCTCTTGCTGGCTTCAAGAAGATCTTCGCATACATGATGTTTCTATCCACCAACTCTGGGGTGGTTGTAGTTTCATCAAGTACAACTTTGAAGTCTGTCAAACCGAATGCTGATCTAATGCTACTCAAGAAAGGGTTCACTTGACTTGTAAATCTGTTCCAAGTCTGTGGCACGTTCTGATCAAACAGCAAGTTAGATGCAATTCTTGAAATTTCTTTCTTTACAAAGATCATCAATCTTCTCACGTTAATTCTGTCAAGGGCAGAAGGAGTCACTTGCAATGTCTTCTGTCCGAACACTACGATTCCTTCATTCGGGAAGGAGGCGATTGGGTTGATGTTGTTTTCATACAAGTCATCTCTGTCTGCCGCAGTTAATTTTGAACGAACGTTTGTGACAGGGAAGCCTGCTGCCCCTTTGCTCAATCCTCCTCTGTTAAACCCTGCTGGCGCAAACCATACAGCTTTTTGCTTATCAGAGAACGACATTGTTCCGATAGCTGCAACTGATGGTGGTGCCCAGAGAGAGCCTCCAGAAATGTCATCTGAAATTCTAACCCATGGGTAGTATGCACAACCATAGCTGCTGTTGATTGCTCTTCTCTGCATGTTTGTTACAACTTCATCAACATGATTAGAGGAGATACGAGATTGCTCAGTGCCTCCAGTTTCAGCAGCAGGCAAATATCCTCCCTTTGGATCAATGATCGCTAAAGAGTCACCCCTATCTTCGCAGACGTTTACAAGGTGCTGGGTAAGATTTTCGTTAGTAATTCCCGGTGCTGTAACCATATTCATATCTACAAACTCAGGATCTGCCAAGATATCAATTGCTTTCTTCACAGAGTAGTACATGGCATATGTTGTTTCTGTAGCATTGTCACGAATTGCTCTGCTGTTGTTTAAAGGCTCTGCCTCGGTAATGTCATACCCATCAAATCCGCCGAATAGAGGTACAGTAAATCTGTCAAAACCTGCGTCAAGAATGTCTTTGTAAGAACCGTTTCTTGCAGTTACAGACTGACCGCTTGCTCTAGATCCAGAAGAATATGAGTATGCTCCAGAAACACTTGCGCTAACATCATCTAATGTAAACACGAACATTCTAGTTGTGTAAGCAGACGTTGCATAGCTGTCATAGTCTGACGGGAGGGCTCTTAGTAAGTCAATGTTGCTTGCTTCAAATGTGGTATTTAAGCTTCCACTGTTTGTTGAAAAGCCAAAGTAAGCAAGAGTTGGATCACTCAAGTTTCCATCAGAAGCGTTGTTTCTTAGGCTAACATCTGGGAATGTGACATTAGCAACCCAGACACTTTGACCAACTGCTCCTGATACGTTGTTCCCATAAGTACCAGACGCTGAAAGTCCACCCCAAAGAATTGAATCGTTTCTTCCGACAGGGGCTGCAAGGGGTGCATCAAAGTCGTTTCCTGCCTTGAAAGACTCTGCTGGGTCTCTCAGGACGTTTACATACTTAAGATCTACACCACTGTCTCCCCAAGAAGAGGTAATTGACAAGAATGAAGCTGTTGCGAATCTGGTCGCATTATTGTATATACTTTGGTCATCTGATCCAGAGTTGAACTGAAGTCTGAATCCCTCTCTTTTGACTGGACCCTGAGCGCCGAATGGCAAGAACTCTGGATTTGTTTGACCAAGATCTACCTCATTTGCCATTTCAATTCTAATAAATCTAGAATTGTTTGCATAGGTGCCATATTCGGTTAATCTTTTTTTAGTATTGTCCCACTCATAGTAAGCATCGCCAACTTTTTTGGCAACGTAGTGATCAGAGTTTGGGTTTAAGTTACAATTATCATATCTTTCTATAATTCTAGGAGCGCTGTCATTGTCATATATGGATCTAATCACAACCGAGAATGTTCCATATGGATCTATGTCTGCCCTGCTACTATACTTAATATTTTCAATAGATATTTTGAAAGAACGCTGTTCTATCTCTCCTGTGCTCAAAGTATGGAACTTGAACAAGCGAGGGCAAATTGATGTGTTATCAGCATCAAAAGAAGGAGTCAATTGATTATCTGATACCGTTGCGCTCCCCGGAGTGGTTCTTAGATCTTGTGCCATAAACCATCCTGTTTGTGCAGCAGCAGTTGCTTTCTTAAAAACATGCCCTGCTTTATCGTCTGCGCCGAGGGGCAAGATAACTCCGTAACACTTGTCTCCAGAAATCTTATCTGTAATAGCTTTTTCAAAAGTTTCTCCCAAGAAGTAGTTCTTGGTTGTTGCATTATCGGAAACCAAATTGCTATTTGTCAGCGTTGGGTTAGTGTTAAACATTTTTCTAGCATAGTATTTTGAATTTTTATCAAAATTAAATTGAAACTTCTCCGAGGGAGTTCCAGCGGATGGAGACCCGCTGGTAAAAAGCTCTGCTGTGAAATTAAAACCGGGGGAAGACCCTGCTTGAGATTCAATCAAAATTCCAGATCCAGATACTACGGTTGATGGGACACCAGCAATTGTTCCAGAAAGAATAATACCACCTTGGTTGAAATACCAAGATGCTGCGAGAACACCATCTACTGATCCGGATTGTGCTACAGAGGCAGAGTTGATGAGAAAGAGACCATATGCTCCACCGGGATTGTCTTGATTAGATGGCTTAGAGCCCATTTTCCAACCAGCAGCAGCATCAGTTGTAACACCTGAGACAGTTGGGTGTTGATCTCCCAAGACTCTAACAATTGTTATTGGAGATCCGTTTTTAAGCCAAGCAGCGGCGGCATAAGCACCAAAAGTCGGCGCAGTTGGAAGACCACCTCTCCATACATCACTTGCCTCATCTCCTCTGATGGGCTCTCCAAATATTTCAATTAATTCAGATAAAGATTCTACCCTTGTTGGAAGAAATGCTGGTCCTCTTCTAAAGCGACCAATTACAACAGGGCCTGTTGTTGGTGCTGTTCTTGGGAGTTGCGAGTTATCAATTTCTTTGATAAAAACTCCGGGGGAAACGAACTTAAAATTCTTTGCTGACATTGTTGTGAGTCTCCTTTCGTATTCTCTTGGAATAAAAACATTTTTTCTTTAGTAAATAGTAAGGAGCAGATAGAAAGGACAAAATTATTCAATATATCCGGTTCTGTCTGAGGAATATGGATTTTTTCCTCTTGCTTGACCATCTCCAGAGTACTCTGGTATGTCACCAAATACGGTTCTTTCTCTGGGTATTTTTACTTCAACGGCGTTCTCTCTGACAGTTATCATTGGTCTATCGTCGTTTGCGCCTTCGCCCACAAGATATCCTAATACTTTTATATCTATTTGAGTTTCAAACTTTCTTTCTTCTCCATCCATAGATGAAATGTTATTGTTTTGTGCAAAATTGCCTTGCACAAAAGCTTCATAACGATGATTATCCCTCATAAAGTTCAATTGATTGATTGTTCCGGGTCTGGTTGCAAATACTTGCATCAATTCATTCATTTGTTGCTGGTATTCTGTTCTTAGTACTAATCTGTACATTACATCAACGTATACAATGGGAGGGATTGATATTGTTTCGTAAACAACCTTTCTTTTGTCTTTTCTCCTAATAAACTTTGGTGCCGTAGAAGAATTGGTGGCAGGATATCTTCTATTTTGATCTGCATTGTTGAATTCAGAAGTTTTCTTTTGTTGAATCCTTCTACCAATTACTAAGCCACCCCCTTTTTCGTCTTGATTTATAAACTGATCGCCATAATAAGCACCTCTTGTAGTTAAATCTTTCACTACAGAAGACCTTTCTATGGTAATAACTGGCATTATGATTGCGCCTTCATCATCCCTAAGTTCTTTTTTATTTTTTATTTGGTACGATCTTTCAGAAGCAACCCAAATGATTGGAACTTTTTCAAAACCTTTATTGGTCGTTACATGAAAATTAATATTGTCGTTCATGTAATCATATATTGAATAATCTATTGTCTCCAAAGTGGATGGAGCAAAATCAACCTCTTTTATTCCCTGTGGATATTTAAGGGATGCTGGCTCTGGCGGTAGATCTGTGTAGTTGTCATCACGTTGCATCAAACACTCCTCTTCTTGCTCTAGTGCATTTAGCTAATATTTCCATTTTATGATCCACTTGACCAAATATTTCTCTTGGCTCGTTTAATGAGAGTATTTCATATAGAAATGTTCCATACAAAACAAAATCGCCTTCTCTGACATACAACTCTTGGTCCTCTACAAGTCTTCTTTTATGGAAGAATACATCTATTGAAGACCTCTTATCAATTCCTACATTAGTGTTCGTAGAGGCAATACCCTGCCACTCCACGAGAGCATGAACTCTAACCGGTGGTAAAAAAGTTTTTTCAATTGCTTCACCGTAAAGAGGGTGAAAATTGGTGTGATCTAAGCTAACTGGGTAATACAATATGGTTTGCCCAATAACTCTTTCAATAACCTCATCGTTGATCTTCTTTACAAGATCTCTCTCCTTCTTTCCTGTGAAAAGAGGAGGTGGAGGATTGCTAGGTTGTTCCCACTTGTTCTTTTTAGCCACCAGTTATCTACCCCACAAATACAGGAAGAGGTACCCCCTGCATTGTTTTTATTGTATTTTCTACTTCCTGCGCTGTTTCTTCGGCCAACTTAGGATAAGTCATTTCTTCTAAGACTGCCTTTAATTCATCACGCAATGCGATTTGCTCTGCTTTACCTTCGGCAACTAAGGCAGGTCCATTAAGTGTTACGTTATTTCCCGGTATTGGTATTGTTGCAAACTTACTTCTAATATTCCCTAGCATTTCTTTACATATTGCTAAAGCGAACCTTCTAATCCACTGCTTACCAATAGAGTTGATATTTAGGTACTCTATATTCTCAAAAGGCAATGTGTTCATATTGTTAATGCCCCTTGTTCCAGTGTTTGCACTTCCTTGTTCATCCCAAGCGTTGGAGGCAACGCTAAATTCTACCCACATCTGCGTTGGAGACACTGAAGTTGTGTCTGGAAATATTCTTAACCTGTTGTTTTTGATCTCGTAAGAGAAGTGTGATGTTCTGGTATAGATTGCATCTTCAAATGCCATTGCTTGTGATTTATTTTGCCATACAGGAATAACCTCAAAAGTAGAATCATCTGCATATTGTCCATAATAAGATAGATTCCCAACGGTATTTAAACCACCATAGTATCCATAAAACCTCCACATAGCATGTGGTGTTTTGTAAAAAACTTTTCTGATTGTTACTTTGTTGTCTCCAACAGCATTATAAAAAGGACTGTCCGAATCTGTAGTAGAAGTGTTTTCTATAATTGTCTGTAAATCATAATCTTGCTGACCTTCGTTTGTAACAAAAGACGCAGAATATATTGGAATGTCTCCACCGAATCCGCCCTCTGTCGCCAAAGTGCTACCTACTCTTTTTGCATATTCAAAATTAAATCTAGGAAATCTTGTCTCAATATTAGAGCCACTAAGAGCATCTCCACTTACCATTTCTCCGTCTTGGTCAAATGTTCCAGTTGGATTGCCTAACAAGTCAGACATAGCATTTTTTGCCTGATGCACATTAACAATATAAGAATATTCCAGTACGGCTTCTTCATATGCAGCATATACTTGAAATTCTGTTAACTCAATGTCAAGTATTTCACCGCCAAGCTTTTGATAAACATAGGCTACCTGATCAGCCGCACCTTCTTTAAATGCAGTAGCAGCAGTAGCAGTTGAAGCCTTTGTTATGTACATGCCATATGGCAAAGGACTTGAATCAGAATTTACGTTATCAGTATTGCCGGTTATCGGTAAAATAGACACACTAGTATTACTAGCAGGTGTCAAGGTTGGAAGAGCCATTATTTAGATCTCCTTATTTCAAAATAAAATACGCTATATATAATTAGTCTCTGACAATGTTTAAGGAAGGTAGAAAAGAAAAAAGCCCCGCCAAATTAATGACGAGGCTCTCTGTGTTAGCTAAGATCTTTTGGATTAACCAGTAAGATCTTGACAGATAACGAGACCATACATATCAGGTCTAACCATCTTCTTGGCGTAACGGGTCATGACACCCTTACGAGGTACGAAGTCCTCTACACCGAAGATAGTTGGAGTTACCTGAAGTGGTACATATGGTGCGTACACATAACCGCTCTCAAGGAACGATCCACCTTTACGTCCGACAAGAACAATGTTTCTTGGGAAGTAAGGATCAACATACACATCCCACTTCTTGCTCAACGAACCAACATTTAAAGCACCAATGGTTCCTCTATCGGAATCAGCGGTAACGTTAGCACGGAAACCAGCAGTGAACTCAAGGATGTTTGCAACCTCTGGGGATACTACCACAAAGTTTGCTGCACCACGGAGTGTCTTTCTGTGGATTTGAGCCGATACGTCATTGATGGTTTCAACAAGTGTCTCGTACCATTCGGAAACAGTACCAGTGAAGTCGCCACCAAGGATTTCTTCGTTAGCTCCTGTAGTGATTGGAGCACCAGTTGCTCTGTCCAAGAATTTACCCGGACGACGTGACCAGTATTGAGTACCAGCAGTTGCGCCAGAGATTAGATCTTTGAGGATCTCTCTATCAATCTCAAGAGCAATTTGCTCGGAGAGAATGCTTGTAAGCTCAACTTCCGCATCAAGGTTGTGGTACGCATTAAGGTCTTGACCCAATTCTGGTGTCCACTTAGCCTTGAGCTTCTTGGTTACTGCTGTTACGCTGACGGAATCAACTTTGATGTTAAGTTCTGGGATGTCTGGCTGATTCTCAAGTCCAAAGTCATCTGTTCCAGCAACAACTCCAAGAGCGTTTCCATCAACTGCTGCTGCTGTTCCAGCAAAGTTGTCTTGGATAACAAATGTGGATGCTGCCGTAGAACCAGTAATAGCGTGAGCCATGGAAGTAGCGGCATCGTCAGGTCCAGTGACCGCACTAGAGGGAACAGAACCAGTGTTAACAAACACAAGATTCACAGTTTCATTGCTAGTACCAGTTGCAAAGTGTGTCAACCTTCTAACAAGCCTACTTCTAACGTAGTTACTACCATGTTGAGCAACTGCGCCCGGAATAGCAACATCAAGACCAATCAAGTTATCAAAATTCATCTTTGATCCAGCAGATGTTCTAAACAAGCTTCTTGCTGCTTGTGCAACAACAACAGCGGAACCGGATGGAATGTCCGCATCAAATCTTGCCAACTTTGCAGCATCAGAGTGCAATTCGCCCGGATAATCTGCTGTTAATGCAACAACAGTGAACGAGTTAGTCCCTCCGCCTGCCGGAAGAGATTCAGTTACAGAGCCGGTTGGGGAGCTGTAGCCGTTGTTAAGAGCGTAGAATCCTTTCTCTGGAGAGAAGTCATCTGTGTTTAACGTGTGCTCTAAGTCCACACCACCGGTCAACTGCTGACCGACAACATCTCCACCATAAATTGACTCACCTGAAACTGCTCCTGCTGCTGCGTTTGTTCTTTCATAAGTGAAATCAAGAAAGAAAATGAGTCCCGATGGGAGGCTCATTGGTTGAACGCTAACAAGATCGTTAGCAATCAAGCTGCCGAATACACGACGAACGATTGGGAATGCGACGGATGCAAATCCTTCAACATCACCTGTAGACATGGAAGATGCTGCTTCACGCAACAACTCTTTTGCTTGGTTTTCAAGCAAGCGAGCCATGCTATCTTTGGAACGCTCGTTATTCAATCCTTCAAGAAGTCCAGTGTTTTCCCACTTCGCAAGCAGGGCAGCACCTTCCTTCTGGAGATCACGATTAACGATACCTTCTGTTAATTTATC